ACTACCTACAATGTCGGCGTCATTCCAAATAATTCACAGCTACTCGGTGTCACACTAAGAGTGGCTATAGCTAGTAACGCTGGTGGCGCAGCGACTGTTTCTGTGGGCGTGGTAGGCAAAACGACTCAATTTCTTATTGCAAATACCAATGTTAAAGCAGTTGCGGAAACTAAAACTTTGGCCGCTGGGGGTTTGGATACAGCAGATCGTTTTAGTGGTGACAACCAGATCACAGCAACACTTATATCTGCGGGAGCGACTGCTACTGCGGGTCAAATTACTGTGACGTTAACTTATTTGCAGGCCAATAATTTGCAAGACGCAACCGCTATCTAATAACATATAGGAGGGTTCTGTTATGGCAGGCTCAGACATTACCGCTACAACGGTAGAGGGCAGCATTGTATCTGGGGTATTTGATCCTGCCTCCACCACGTTTATCGCGGCGGCAGCAAGGCCAACTGGTGCGTTCACATTAGCTAATACCTTCTTCCCCTCAGTCAATGCCGACACGGCCCGTAGATTATCTGTCACCACTACGGGGACAGGTGATAATAACAAAACGGTAACTATCGTTGGACTGGATTTGAATAACAAGACTATAACAGACATCATAACTTCTACGGGTTCTGCGGCAACTGTTGATGGGGTTAGGTTCTTTAAAAAAATTGTGTCTGCAACGTGTAGCGCCCAGTATGCCGCCAACGTTTCTGTGGGAATAACGGACTTAGCCACGAGTTCATTACTTACAGGAAGGACTAGGCTGAAGGCGTTTACCACTATTTCCAACGCGGCTTCCACAAGGATAGAGTTTATCAACGGGACAGCCCCCGCAGACGATGGTGCCGAGGCAGTGTTTGTCACAAGAACCAGCGGCGTTGCTAACGCAGCAGACGATGTTTATATTCCAGAAGAAGGTGTTCTGTTTAAGAATAATCTGATGATTCAGTTCAATGTTTCTGGGGCAAAAATGGTTACTGCGTTTCACGCCTAGATGAGGTTTTGTTATGGGTAAGATTGATAAGTCCAAAATGGCTTGCAACAAGCCTAGACGAGACATTCAAGGCGGCAAGAAGTCGGTCGTTAAAGCGTGTGACAAGGGCAAAGAAAAGATCGTCCGGTTTGGCGATGCCAACATGACCATTAAAAAGTCAGACCCTAAACGGCGCAAGTCCTTTAGGGCAAGACATGGATGCGACGAGGGCAAGTTGGATAAACTAACGGCGAGATATTGGTCGTGTAGGGCGTGGTGATATGAGCAAGGCGCGTTTATCAGAGTTGTTAGCAGTTATAGCCCTCGGGTACTGTGGGTGGCTTGGTACTCAAGTTGTGTCTATACGCGCTGAAGTTTCGGTTGTTGCTCATCAAACGGAAGCGTTGTGGAAAGACTTTGTGATAAGGAGTATGAACGTTGAGCATAGGCCGAACTCAAATGTCCACCCAGATAAACACGCCACCCTCGGAGAATAATAATGGCAAAAGACGCATGTTACAAAAAAGTCAAAGGTCGGTACAAAGTGTTCCCAAGCGCATACGCCTCGGGAGCAATCGCAAAGTGCCGAAAGGTGGGCGCGTCAAACTGGGGAAACTCTACTAAGAGCGCGGCGACTGGCGGTTTAATTACATCCCCTGATAGCCGAAAAAGACCCGTTAAAAAGAAACTTAGAAATGGCGGATTCGTGGCGGAAGGTTGTGGCTCTGTTCTGGAGAACAACCGAAAAGAAACGAATATATACTGATGGCCGTCAAGAAGACAAAAGAGGGTGCGTCTTTAAGAGAGTGGTTCTCCCAGAACAACGGAAAAGGTTGGGTGGACTGCAAGACCGGAAAACCCTGCGGTCGTCAGAAGGGTGAGAAGCGCGAAGGCTATCCCGCTTGCCGACCGACCATGGCGCAATGTACTTCGGCGTCAAAGAAAAAGAAATCGTCTAAGCGTATCAGTTGGAAAAAAGCCAACGGTGGTTTAGTAAGAACGTTTTAAAGGACAACCGATGTCATTAAACACAGTATATTCTGTCAAGGTGGTAGCGACAGCCGATGGTAACCGCTATTATATCAACAATGATCGTCAGAAAATATTGGCCCTTTCCCCGGGCAGTACCTATCGGTTCGATCAATCTGACTCCACCAATTCTGGGCATCCCTTACGGTTTTCTATAACAAGTAACGGAACCCATGACGCGGGTGCAATTTACACTTCTGGTGTTACGACCTTTGGAACTCCCGGGGCCTCTGGAGCGTACACTGAAATAACTATTGCAAGCCAAACTCCAAATCTTTTCTATTTTTGTACGAACCACAGCTATATGGGTGGTCGTGCTGAGACTGTCACAACGTCTAACTTCTCCCAGTTTAACTTGGACACCGTTGAAGTTATAGAGGAAGCGTTTGAACGTTGTGGGTTAGAGGTTCGCACGGGATATGATGCCAAGACCGCTAGACGTTCATTGAATTTGATGTTTGCAGAGTGGGCAAACCGAGGCATAAACCTGTGGACTGTTAGACTCTCAAGTTCTGTTATCTTAACTCAGGGACAAGCAACCGTAAATCTTCCAGCTTCGGCTGTAGATTTGTTGGACGTTGTTCTTCGCCGGGACGGCACCGACTTTCTGCTAAACCGCATTAGTCGGTCTGACTACATAACAATACCTAATAAAACAACTCAGGGTAGGCCAAGTCAATACTACTTTGATCGACAAATTTCTCCAGTGATTAATCTGTGGTCAGTTCCTAACAACTCAACCGATCAGTTGATTTTTTATTATGTCGAACGTATTCAAGATGTCGATTCTTTGACCAGTAACCCAGACATGCCATTCCGGTTTTACCCATGTATGGTCGCGGGATTAGCGTACTATCTGGCTATTAAGAGGGCTCCAGAGCGGGTGCAACTTTTAAAGTCTGTGTACGAAGAAGAGTTCCAACGTGCAGCGGATGAAGATCAGGATCGGGTGCCTTTGAAGCTGCAACCAAGCATCCAGTATTTAAGGTTCTAATATGGCTTTTGCTTCAGAAAAACATGCCTTTGGAATATCAGACAGGTCCGGTTTTCGGTATCGTCTAAGAGACATGCGAAAGGAATGGACAGGGGCACTTGTCGGTAAGGACGAGTGGGAAGCTAAACAACCGCAACTGTTTTCTCCAAATGTGGGTCAGGACCCACAGGCTCTTAGGAACCCTAGACCAGAACAAGATTTACAATCTCAACGTTCAATGCAGTATGGGTGGAACCCTGTCGGGTTTAGCTCTCAAGAAGGTTTGTCCCCCCCTAACAACTTAGTGGCAGTTGGTTCGGTCGGTAATATCACGGTGGTAACAACATGAGTTTTACATATGCAGAGTTAAAAACAGCTATTCAAGACTTTACGGAAAATACTGAGAGCAGTTTTGTTTCTAACATACCTCTGTTCATCCGAATAGCAGAAGAACGCATTTTAAAAATAGTTCAACTAGACCTATTTAAAAAGAATGCAACAGCCTCGTTTACTGCCAACAATGAGTATCTGGCTCTGCCTTCTGATTTTCTGGCCCCGTTTTCGCTGAGTTATACCTATAATGGATCGACTAGGTTCATGGAGTTTAAGGACGTTAGCTTTGTGCAGGAGTATTCTCAGTATCACGCACAGGCTTCTTCCGTTTCTGCTCGGGAGTATTCAGGACTGCCAGAATACTACGCGGTATTTGATATCGCCAACATGATCATATCTCCGGTATCGGACATTGCGTATCCTGTTGAACTAAATTATTTCTACCGTCCCGCCAGTTTAACAGTTGGGGCAGAATCGGCTAAAACATGGTTGAGCGAAAATGCAGAGTTAACACTTTTGTATGGGGCTTTAATTGAGGCGTATATATTCATGAAGGGCGAGGCTGATGTAATGTCTATGTACGAAAAAAGGTATCAAGAGTCTTTAATCGGTTTAAAGCTCTTGGGTGAAGCAAAGGAAACAACTCAGAACTATAGAGTTGGAAGAGTAATTAGGGAGAAACAATGATGGATATGTCAATGGGTGACTTCAAAGTCACTGTAGAAACTACAAGCGGACGAGGATTCACACCGGAGGAAGTTGCTCATATGTGTGTCGAAAAGCTGGTGTACCTTTCTGATAAGGCTCCTCCTGCTATTAGGCAGCAGGCAGAAGCCTATAAAGGTGAAATGGAGAAAGTTATAGCCGGGTATATGAAACAGGCTATTCAAAGTGACAGAACTACTGTATATAATGCAATCACAGATGCTGGTCATTCTGCACTAGCTGAACACATAAGGAAAATGTAATATGGCTTTTTCAGGCAATGCAATGTGCTCTACCTTCAAAAAAGAATTGATGGAAGCAAAGCATAACTTTTTGAACAGCGGTGGTAACACTTTTAATCTGGCGCTTTATACGAACAGCGCGGTTCCTAGCAACATGGGCGGCTCTGGCAGCACCATGAATGGCAGTGTTACTAACTACGCGACCGCCAACGAGATTAGTTCTGCGAATAGTTCCAACTACACTGCAAAAGGTGTGGCACTTACGAGGGTCAACCCTTCTAATATTAACACAACAGCGATTACCGATTTTTCTAATGCTGTTTACTCTAATGTAACCATCTCAGCGGTTCGCGGCGCGGTTTTGTTTAACGACTCTGCATCTAATGATGCGTCTGTAATTGTTCTGGACTTTGGCTCAGACAAAGCGGCAAGCTCAGGAGATTTCACTGTTGTTTTCCCGGCTGCGGATGCTTCCAACGCGATTATTCGTATAGCATAATAGGTGACATATGGCAATATCGTTAGGTAATCGTGCAAAAATGTCCACCAGTACCACGGGTACTGGAACGATTAGCTTGGGCAGTGCTGTATCAGGGAATCAATCATTCGATGCCGCGGGTATTACCAACGGTCAAACGATAAGATATGCGATAGAAGATGGTTCTGCTTTTGAAATAGGAAGCGGGACTTATACATCTAGTGGTACTACGCTTACGCGGTCTGTTACAGAAAGTTCTAACTCTGACAACGCTATTAATCTTAGCGGCAGTGCGGAGGTGTTTATTACAGCGACTGTTGCGGACTTGTATATTAACGATGGTGCGTCAAATCTAACAACAACAGGTGTTATTAAGGGTGGCACGGTAGAGGCAACCAGCGATACGGCTGCGGGTGATAACGCTGCGATGGGCTTCACCAGTGCCGAAGGTTTAATCCTGACAGGCCAAGGAAGCACTAATGACGTAACCATCAAAAAC